TCTTTATACACTAAATGCTTTTGCTAGACATTATGAAGATTTAAATAATGAGGAGCAAGGCTAATGGCTATCAGTAAAGAACAAATTGAAAGAATAGCAAAAGAAGTTGTAGATGAATCATGCGAAGATATTGGTAAAGAATCAGATAAAAATAATTCTAAAATGTATCTAGGTTTGGTCATTGGTATAACTAGATTTATGGATAAAATAAAGGAGCAAGACTAATGACTAAACCAGTATATCCAAATCCAGTACCGAAACACTTACAGCACTTATCTGAATGGAGATTAAGAGCATTATTTTATTTATTTAGATCACATTTGTAGGAGGTGTCAAATGATTAAAATAAATTTAGAAGATGATTTTTACATACTTGTTGAAACACATGAGCCAGATTTTGATAAACCAGAAAATGATGAGTTGCATGACAAACTTCGAGATGAATACGATTTTATACAAGGAACACATTCTTACGAAATATATAAAGGTAAAGACTTAGAGCCTTTTTTTTCAGATTATCACGATATTTGGAGTGTTGACCAAGCAATATTATTAGCTAGCCAAGATATACCTTATTACAAAAACACATTAGCAGAACTCAAAAAACAAACAGGAGGTGTCAGATGATAGAAGTTGATAAAGATAATAATGTAGTGGAAGTAGATACCTTATCAGATTTATTAGAGCTTGTAGCTCAACAAGGCATACAAGTAAAGATAAGCGATACTTCAGAATTAAGAGATCTTGAATTGAAGGAATGTGATTATGATAACGATTAAATTTACACAAGAAGAGGTGTCAGATGAAATATAAAGTATATACAAAATGGGTAGGCTATTCTGAGATAGAAGTCAAAGCTAAATCAGAAGAAGAAGCTAGAGAAATAGTTGATGAAAGAAACTATGGGCCAGAAAATGAAATTTATACAGGTAATGGACTTGAATATGGTTATGAAGATGAAGAAATTTTAGAGGTAGAGGAGATAAGAGATGACAACACTTAAAGAATTACATCAAAAAAATCCACACTTAGATGATATGAAAACATATTACCAGGATTACGAAAAAGCAGATTTGCAACAAAAAAATATAATGGATTGTGATGGCTGTGAATATTTACCGTGGACTGCATATTTAGTAGAAATATTTTATCTGTTAGGCAACAAGCTAAAACCACAAAAAGATTGTAGCAGTTGCGATATTCACAACGATTACATCTGTTTTGATTGTGAAATGGAGCAAGTAAAATATTCCGATTGGAAATATGAATTACAAGATATGTCTAGTCTTGAAGATGAATAAACCACAATACCGTATAAAACTAGTGTCCTGGAATGAGGTATCAGCACATACAGATCCAAACCTAGATCCACACTCTAAGTTTGGCTTTTTGGTCTATAAACCAGGCTCAAAGGACTATGATCAAGCCTTTTGGTATGAAAATGACAAACAAAGGTGGAAGGGAGTAGCTAAATATGTTGCACAATTACCCTAAAGAACATAAGATGAAAGCTAGGCACTCTTTTCACAAATATTACTTCATAACACTCCTCTCCGAAATAATTGATTGGAGTGCCTTGTAATGTTTGAGGGTTGGACTATTTTAAACTGGATTGGCTTCGTTGTTATCATCTACATTCTTATTAGTGCTTGGTTTAACAGAAGAAGAAGATAAATCATCCTCTACTTCTTCAACTACCTTTGGATCTTCTTTCTTAGTTTCAACGCCTATCTCAATAATATTACCCATAAGCTGTGCTAAACGCTGTTCTACCTCTTTTCTACTCATTTGATCTATTTTACCGAACATAACCTCTTTTCTATCTACTATTAGACCACCAACCCTTAATAAAGAGTTTTGGGCCGATATTGCCGCATTAAAAGATCCTGCCGCTAAAGCCTTGTCCCTAATATCATATAAGTCCTGGACTGCCCTATCATAATTAAGTTCATACTTCTTTTTAACTTCATTAGATAAAAAATTAAACTCTTTTCTAACCAGTTCATTCTTAAACACATTAACTGCCGCTTGGCGTGGATCTTTATACCCAGCTTTACTGGCACACTCTATCAAAGACAGTCTTGGATTATTTACAGCTATCCATACAAAGTTTCTTTGTCGTCTGGTAAGTTTGTTGTCTAGGTTGGCAAATTCAGGTGGGACTTCCTGTTCATCAGATATGATAGGTTCGTATTCTAGTTTATGTTTTTTAAATCCCATATTAAGCAAATTAGGGTGTTATGCTTATTTTAATACTACCTACCCCCACATTACCCTAATATGTATTCAGAGGATAGATTATAGATCTATTGTTTGTCAAGAATTATTTTAAAAATATAGATAGATTTCTTTATTGCCTATGACAATAATGACAAAAATGAAATAATCCTGAAACGCTTATAAACAAAGGCTTTGAGGCCGTCATATATGTCATGACAATAATTGACAATAATAAGTGGGCAACAAAAACACTATGAATAATAGAGGGTATTCCTGTTGCCCTGTAGTAAGTTTCGCTTTACATTTGTTTTCAGCTTACTACTATGTATGCTCACTATACGGAAAGTTGTTGCATACAAAACTTGATTAATATGGTCTATCAAATAAAACAATAAACAAGGCGGGTATTACAATAATAGCTACAAAGAACCAAAAAAAGAATTGTAGTGCCTCAATCATATAAGACACTCCTGGCTATTATCTTCATCATAAAAGTTAATTAGATCTCCTTGTGGATCTGTTGGAGACATACCTACATTAATTTGATAATACTTTTTATAAGCATTTAACAAAGAATTTGTTTTCTTGTTGTTATAATCATCAATGGCTTGTTCATACGATAATCGCATCATCATATATAGTGTTCCTGACTTACTCATAATTACCTCTGTTTATTTGTAATAAATTAATTTTACTATTTGTATTGTAAAATGTCTAGTCTTTGTTTATACTTAATAAATATTTTGACGGAGGTAAACATGTCATTAGATCAAAACGGTATTACTTATGCACTTATAGATGCACAAGTAGACAACATTCAACAACAACAAAAACAAGATGCTTTGAACTACTCAATCTTTGAGTTAAGAAAAGCACTTAAAGAAATATCTGACGAACTTGATGTTTTAGTTAAAAGAGTAGAAACAATTAAGGAAGTATCATGATAGATAACCCCCCACTACCAGATTCACTAAAAAGTCATCAGCATGTAGCTATTGGAGATACTATATATTTTCCTGATATGGATAATGCATATTATCATCAATCGCCTGGCGTGTCTTCATCTACCTTAAGGAGGTTTAGACAATCGCAGTTACATGCTATGCAAGAGGTGGTAGAGCCGACACCTGCTATGCAGTTTGGTTCTGCCGCCCACTCTCTAATAGTAGAGGGCGAAAACGCATTTAATAACGAGGTCGCAGTTATATCTGGATCTCCATACACAAATGCAAACAAACAATTAAAACGTGATTACGAAGATAGAGGTATGTTAGTAATCACACAAGACAAAAGGGACACTTTGTTTCGCATGAAAGATAATCTGATTGAAGAAGCAAAGAAGTTCCTTAACGTTGATCAGGGCGAGTATCCTGGTGTTTTTACTAAGCCGTATGAAAACGCCTTGTACTGGTGGGAGCAAGACGTACTCCTCAAGCTAAGATCTGATGTAATCAGACACCCAGTAGTGCAACCCTATTCAGATGAGTCTATTGTAGTTATTGATTATAAAACTACGAGTGATTGCTCCGTATCTGGATTTACTCGCTCTATCAGGCGTTATCAATACGATTTACAGGCCGCTTTTTACAGGAGAGGGTATGAAAGAGCAGGCTTTAAAGTAGAAGACTTCTTGTTTGTTGCACAAGAAACTAAACAACCCTACGCAACAAAAATATTCAAAATGCATGATGAGGATATGGACAGGGGTTGGGATCAACTAGAGAAAACGCTTGGAGATTATAAGGCCGTCAGGGACGGGGAAAGACCTACGATTTATAATACTCCAAGCATAGTTGAGGTTATGTTGGGATACGAGTTTGAGTAAAGGTAGCAAGCCTAGGCCTGGCAATCATGATAAATGGAGCAAGGGTTGGGACAAAATATTTAAAAAAAAGACAACAGACATAACCAAGCTTAAAAACGTATGGGAAGAAACATCTACTAAAAAATGTCTTAGTTGTAATAACAGCTACCCTAGAGATTACTTTCCTACAAAACAAAAAGCATATAAAGTCACACGGCTAGATATTTGTAAAGAGTGTTATAAGAAATAAAGAGAAACAAAATGACGTTAAAAAAACAATTAAGTCTTTTTGCTCAAGGTATTGAAGACTTTGTTTTTAGTAAAAAAAATTATTATAAGTATAAAAAATATTATGACTACAGATGGGGTTATGAGCAAGCAGCTTTAGAGCTTGGTGGCCATAGATGGTATTTTAAAAACTTGGAGAAACAAAATGAAAATAATTAAAAACAAACCTTTGCCTAAAAGTAGAAGTAAATATGCTACGTTATTAGAAATGGAAATAGGTGATTGTGTTGAGTTTAGTGTAAAAAGTGATTTTGTTGCTGCCACTGGTTTTTTAAGACAACATTTTAAAATAATAACAAAAACAACGCCTTGGCATGATAAAAATTTCAAAGGAACTATTTGGAGAATTGAAGGAGAAACAAAATGACACCTGAAGACATAACGATACAACAAATGGCAAAAGCTATAGATATTTTTAAAAAAGAATATATAGACTATAGAAACTCACTTAGTTCTATATTTGCTAAAGAGTGTGAAAGAGTTAGTTTACAAGAACTTGCAAAAAAGTATGAATGTTGGTGGAAAACTTTACACAAAATTGTAAATGATGAAGAAGTAAGCCTCAAAACATTAAAAAAAATTTGTGTAAGAATATTGGAAAAACAAAATGACAAATAAAAAATTTAATATAGATGATTGTGTACCAGTAACTATTGATGAAATACACATTTACAAAAATAAGGTACAAAAAATTATGAAGCCATATCTTGTCCAAGAAAGTCAAGAAAAATACGGCCGTCAACATACAGAAAACAAAAAAGAAAATATAAGAATTATTAGAAGAGTAGCAGATAAATATAAAATTTTTTGGCGTACCCTTTATAAATTTATATTTGAAGAAAAGCAAAGTTATGTAATTAAGGCAAAACTTGTAAAAAAATTAAAAGACGCTGGATTATAAATAATTGGAGAAACAAAATGATTGATGAAATAAAAATAGAAAAAAATATACCAATAACACCACAAAGACACAAACAAAACACTCTTGCCAATCTTTTAAATAAAATGGATGTTGGAGATTCAATTAAAGCAGACTTTAAAACTATAGAATCATTAAGAGCTGTAGCAAGAAAAATTGGTATTAAATGCACAACTAGAAAACTTTTTGATAAAGACAATATGCATAGAATATGGAGAACAAAATGACAATAGAGATAGATAAACGAAGTAAATATTCTACATACATTAAAACAGGTAGCCTAACAATTTATGTTGAACATTCGCCTGGTTGTGCAGAAGATTATGTTTCTGTTTGGGAAAATAATTCTGCGGAGGATGAAATACTTTTTCAAACAAACTTTGATTTTGAAGATAATAAAAGACATATAAAGGGAGTTAAAAATGACTGACAACGTGAACCACCCATTACATTATTCTAAACAAGGCTCTATAGAGTGTATTGACGCAATTGAATCAGCCTTAACCTTTGAAGAGTTTAAAGGTTATTGCAAAGCAGCAGCGTTTAAATACATTTGGCGTGAAGATCATAAGGGTAATAATATCCAGGACTTAGACAAAGCAATATGGTATCTAACCAGGCTAAGAAACAAAATGGAGAACAGATAATGGATCTTAGTTTTTATGCTTTAGTCGGTATCATATTGTTAGTAATATATCAAATGTTTTTGAATAAATGAGTTTAGAAAAAGACATAAAAGAATTAAAAAAGCACATCAAGTATATTGAAATGGTATTAAAAGAAAAAAAAGATGAGCTATTTTGTTTACTTGTAGAAAAAAAACAAAAAGACAAAGACAATAAAAAAGGGGCTTAACGCCCCTTAGTTTTATCCCAGATCGGGTGGAACTGCCGCAGGGGGTGGCGACATACCACCAGTATCCGCAGGTAAATAGCGTAAAACTTTATTTTTACTACCAGTTCTCTCATTTCCCTCATCATCAGTCCAGTTGTTTTCAACTTCCTTAAGAGTGAGTGTAAGCTCCTTGCCTACATAGTCCTGAGCAGAACTAGGTGGTTGTTTTACAAAACCAACAGCCTTACTAAGTCTAGTAAATATATCTGTTGATATTTGTTTAATTTCTTCTCTAGGATCCCACAAGTTAAACCACTCGTTGTGATCTCTATAATTACCCCCAGCTACCTGGAAAGTCATCTTTAAAGTCCAATTACCCTTTTGAGATTTGTATTTCTCAGCTTGAATAATCTTTGCAGGGTGGTCGCCAGACGGAGCCACTCCAGGCCCCGCAGGTTTGTCCTCCACCTCAACATACGTAATGTCATCAAAGTCAGACATTTGTTATCTCCTTCACATTATCTGTGTTGTTTGCTACAGCCGTAAAGCCTAGCTTTTCTATTAATGCAGTAAGATCTGGAACTTCAAAAGCTTCTAACTTACCACTCCTATCTTTGGCAACGTAGCCTTGACCAACTCTGGTTTGCAACCACCTGGCCTGAACTGCATTACCCTCCGCGTCTGTATCGTCAATAACTCTAAGAGCTAAGACTTCATCAAAGAAGTAAGTAATTGACTGTCCTAACTTTGTACCAACCATTTTAGGTTCGTGCATAAAGATACCGTCACTATTTACCTTTTCTTCTTTACAAATAAACATAACGTGCATGTGTAAATCACGAAAGGCACGCATGACATTTGTTACAGATTCTTGAACCTCCCCGTACGCTTTACGAGGATCTTTGTGTCTGGCTTTCTCCTGTTGTAATAACAGTTCGCTAATCTCTGATATAGAGTCAAGACAAACCGTATCGTATTGAAGTTGTCCAGTATTGAGCAACTCATGAAGTTGCATAAGTTCAGAAGCTTCTTTCACTTCTATAGCATCAACATTAGTTGCATCTTTAATAGATAACAATCCTGCCTCAGCACTAATTACTAACACCTTGCCTGGTGCAGTTTTAGCAAGAGATGTTTTACCTGCTCCAGCCATTCCATACACAAGAACTTTTGCTCCTTGATCCTGGACTAACTTTTCAGGCGTTACAATCCTGCTTGATAAATCATTATTCATAATATGGTTCCTCCGTAAATAAATAATTGATTTGCTAATTATACACTAAAAGATTACAATGTGTAAAATTAATTTATCAGGAGAGTAAAATGGAGGAAATAGAAAGTCTACAATGGATCGCAAATTATTACCACAGACAAAATTCAATATCTCGAGAAAAGCTAAGGAGGTTAGAGAGTATGGGCATCACACCAAAATTTAAAGATAGAAAAGTAGAAAGAATTACATTACCCATGTATATACAATTTTTAGGCAAAGAAAAAGCAGCAAAGGACTGGAACGTTTCAGAACATACTGTAGAGGCTTGGAGGTATGGGCATAGGCAACCGTCTGTAAAACAAGCGAAGCGTATAATTAAATTAACTAGCGGTAGGCTAGATTGGGAGTCAATATACGGCTCACTAGATGAATTAATTGCAGAAGATTAAAACATGTTTAATTTTAATCTGTCTGAGGGAGAGGCAGCGTTAGATATTGCACTAGCTTATTATGATGAGGGATATAATGTTGTACCTCTACAAAGATCTAACAAAAAACCTCCGCCTTTTTTAAAAGGTTGGGAGCAATACAAAAACGAAAGGCCTTGTAGAACTACCGTTGAGGAGTGGTTTACTGATCGCGATAATTTAGTTGTAGCTTTAGTTTGTGGTAAATTTATTGTTGTAGACGCAGACTCTCCAGAAGCTATGACTTGGGTAGAAGAAAATTTACCTACCTGTCCATACAAAGTTAGAACTGGTAAGGGTATGCATTATTATTACAATAATCCAGAAAATTACACCACCTTTGCTACAAGAAGAACAAACGATACGCCTGTTGAAAGGTTGATTGATTTAAGGGGTGTTGGCGGACTCATAATTGCTCCATTTAACCGTCATGCAAACGGTCAAATGTATAAGCCAATACCCCTCCCAGGTTGGGATATTTTTGATCATAAAGATTTACCAGACTTTACTCCAAAAGAGTTTGAGAAGATAACTGGAGTACCAAAGCATGATACCGCCAAAAAAACAGCTCCTTTTTCTTTACACGGTGTTAATGAGGGATCAAGAAACGATAATGCTGCACGTATTGCAGGGTATTTAATATCCAAAAACCTTAACCTAGACTTTGTAAGAATATTCTTACACAACTGGAATAGAGATAACAAACCCCCTTTACCGCAACAGGAGATAGATTCAGTTGTAGATAATGTAAAAAAAACACACGATAGGAAAAATCAGATAGCTCCTCTGTTTGTGCAAACCAAAGAAGATATTAGACCGCCTGATGATTTATTTAATCCACCAGGACTGCTAAAAGATATGTATGAGTATGCAGAGGAGATAGCACAAGTATCACAACCAGAATTATCTTTAGTAGCTGCTTTATCACTTGCTAGTGTTGTTTGTGGCAGGATATTCAAAACCGACATGAATAACTTTTCTAGTATGTATTTCATGTGTATTGCTAAGTCAGGACAGGGCAAGGAAAACATAAAAACCTTTGTTGAAGCAGTTTTAAACGCCTCTGAGCACGATAAATTAATAGTAGGAGACGGTTATACCTCTAGTGGTGCAGTTCATTCAGTATTAAAGATGAGGCCAACACATATAACTATTATGGACGAGTTTGGAAAAAGATT